TCGTGGGCTCGGAGATGTGTATAAGAGACAGGCGTAATGGTAAACATTGTCCTAATCTCCTAAAAAGGTTATCATTAAGCCGCTTGCCCGGAATCGAACCGGGCTGGGGCCATGAGCGGCGGGGCATTACGCGGGGCAATGACTCCTGACAATGCGAAAGCCGTAATCTGTTTTCTGCAATGCCTTGATAGTTCGCTTCGCTGCTGCGATGCTTTTGTGCCCACAAACAGGGCTGTATCCGAGGCGATGTAACAGTTGTGGACATTGACAAACAGGGTGTCCGCGATAGGTTATGTGTGATATAACAGTTCTCATAATACAAGGTCTCCCAAAAAAGTGATAAGTGATTAAATGCGATAACAGTCTGTTTCGGTACATTCCCATCTAATGTCGGTATCTATTTCGGGCCCGTAGATACAATTCGGGTCAATATCAATTTGTTCAATTCTGGCAGCACCAGTAAATTGACAATGGGCTTGAGCAAACTTGACGGCTTGAGTGAACACATTAAAGTCTTGGATGTGTGTTAAGTCAGGAATCCATTCTTCGCCGTCAGGGAAAGCATCTTCAGCGTGATAGTCAACCCGAAAAATATGCTTAACGACCATGATAAGGTCTCCCAAAAATAATATGACCTGCCCGGACATTCGCTGCTACACGAGGGGGTCAGGTTAAAGGTTTAGTCTACAGCTTTGGCGACAGCAGCCCTGATACAGGGCGTTGCGCGTGCTTTTCGGTCTGCCATTCCAGACACAGTACCATCCACTGCTTGTATATGCTTCTCGCACGCATCCAGCAACCACGGTGCGGCGGCAGCAGTTTTAATAGGAATTAAGACAGGATCCCAATGGTCGCCGGGGCTTACCAAGCAAGTTAATTGTGCCCATTCTTGTTCGCTTTCGACAAAGGCGGCATGTTCAAGAAAGTCACCGTCAAAATGTACTGCTAAGAATTTTGGTAGCTGTTCACTCATAATACTATCTCCCAAAAAAGTGAGACCTCTCCCGGTTGGCATGTACGGAGGGGTACCCGGAAGAGGTCTCGGTTAGATTGTTTTGTTGTACATGCCATACGGTAAACTCTATCACATCCACGCCAAAAGTCAAGTACAAAATATATATTAGCAGAATAATGATATGCTAATTAGGCTAAGTGCTGCAAAGATAAAGACTTAGGCACACCACAGGCACATACCAGGGAAGATACCCAAAAAAAACCCTTGACAAACCCGTATAACCTCCGTAGATAAAGCGCATAAGGAAACGGAGAGCCGGATGGCAAAGGACAAGAAAAAGACGGCGAAAAGGAAAGTAGGGCGGCCAAAACGAAAGTTTACGGAGGCCCAAGTCAGGCGGATGGGGGACTTGGCGTTTGCAGGATGCCAGAACAACACTATCGCAACAATCATGGAGATCCCGAAAGAGACGCTGGTTGTGAATTTTGGGCATCTTTTAACGAAAAAGAGGTGCGAGCGTAAACTCAAACTCCGCAGGGAGCAGAACAAGGCGACAAAGGCTGGCGTTCCGTCGATGCTCATTTGGATGGGCAAACAGACTTTAGAGCAGGTTGACAAGGCAGAACTTTCGGGCCCTGGCGGTGGGCCGTTGCAGATTACAATGGTTGATTACGGAAAGATCGATGATTCCAAACCGACAGTTTAATACACGGTTGAGATACCATGAAAAGCAAGTGCTTAAGGCTTTTGACCAGCACACCGCCACAAAGAATCCCATCCTGCGATTCTTCATTCTTGAGTGGCACAGGCGCGCCGCGAAAACAACGCTGTCGATCAACCTTTTGATCCGGGAAGCTTGTAAGTATCCCAAGTCCAAGTATGTCTACGTCGCCCCGACTCAAGTATGGGCCAGGGACATTATCTGGGACGATCCCACGATGATCTGGGACTCGTTACCTGATAAGGCGGAGATGGGCTGGAAGGCAAACGAACAGAAGATGCTCATTAAGTTTGCCAACGGGTCGATGCTCAAGATAGGGGGAAGCGACAAGCCTGACAGTCTTCGTGGTATTGACGCCGACGGCGTTGTACTTGACGAGTGGGCCCTGATTAAGCCGACAACATGGTCTGAGATATTCAGGCCGATCATTGCCGGCGACCCGAAGCCGGGACACCGAGCACGCTGGGCGATGTTCCTCTACACACCCAAAGGACAAAACCACGCGACGGCGATGTTTAATATCGCAGCGTGCATCGTCGACCAACAGACCCTACCGACTGATGGTAAATCCCTTACTGCCAAAGCTGGGTGGTTTGCCTCCAGGTTGATTGCTGATGAGTCTGGGATCATTAGTCGCGACGAACTCGACCTTATGCTACAGGAGGTCGCCGACGGTCTTGTAGCTCAAGTAGAGTATGACCAAGAGATGCAGTGTAAGCGAGCGACCGATGAAGAACGCACGCTCATTACATCCGCAATGCTGGACAGGCTGAACACGGTCAACTGGAACGCCCTGCGTATCACTGAACCAAAGATACGTCGCATTGTAGCGATTGACCCGGCGTTCGGCGGTGATCAGTGTGCACTCAAAGGCTTCGAGAATGGACGTGTTCTGCACCGAAAACAGGTCAACTGGACGATGACCCACGAGGTTGTCTTTGAGGGTAAGGAAATGGCCCGGCGGTTGAACACGAAGAACTTCATCGTTGACTGTATCGGCAACGGCAAGGGAGTTGCGGACGGTCTGGCAATCGACCGAGCCGGGTATCACGTTCAGTATTTCAACAGCGCCGAGAAGTGTGAGGATTCTGACAGGTTCGCCAATAAGAAAGCGGAGGCGGTTGAGTTTGCCGCCCAAGAGATCCGGCGGCTGGAGGTTGAGCCGATAACCGACCCTGAGACCAGGCGGCAGCTTGTAGGTCTTTCACGGTACAAGGTGACCAACGCAGGGAAAATGATAATGCGGTCAAACGACGATACAAAGAAAGAACTCGGCTGTTCGCCTGACCGCGGGCTGGCCTACGTCTATGGCAGATATGGGATCGCCCGTGTATTACCGGAGGCCCACAGGACAGAAGGCGACCGAGGCAGGGGCGTACAGAAGACAGCAATGAGCATGTAAGGAGAAAGTATGATTAAGCAAAGAAAACGTGATGTTGTCGCGGCTACGATTGCGGTAATCCTTGTCTGTCTGGCAATGGCGTTTCTGTGCGGGTGCACTGAGGCAGAGCAATCTCCGAAGCAGTGGGGCAAAGGCGACCCCCCGGTTGTATGGCAGGAAACGTTCGGCAATGAAAACCTTGCCCGGCTGAATTACATGCAGAGCAAGATAATCGACGCCCTTGCACTGCGGGTCAGGGTGCTTGAGATAAACCAGGGAACCGGCTGTCCGGTCGAACACTGGCTGTCTGTGCACACGGCGTATGACCCGAACGGTTTATGAGGTCGATATGGCAAATTCAGTTGAGCAAGACAAGCTAATCGAGAAGGTCAAAAAGATGCGGTCTGATGGTTTAGCGGGATCAAACGACCTCCCGGACCGCATGATGAGGGCTGACGACTTCCGGGTTGGCGAACAGTGGGACCCTGCAGTACGGCAAAAAATGGAGGCTAAGGGCAAATTTGCTCTAACAATTCCACTGATCAAGCCGAAGATCAAGCATGTTGCCGGCACGCAGATTAAGAATCCCCGGCAGATAACCGTCAAGCCGACCAGAAGCGGCACGGATTCAGTTGCCAAGCTCCTGACGGCTTGTGCAAAGCAGGTCTTCGACGCTGAAAAACTGCAATTCGAGAAGTCTCAGTGTTTCGAGGCAGGTATGGCAATCGGTCAAGGCGTGATGGTCGCCACAAAGGACCGCACAGAGGACCCGAAGCACGCCAACATCAAAATTGAGCGGGTGATCGAGCATGAGGTATTATTTGACCCCACCTGCATCATCTACGACATAAACCACCGGAATCAGGGCTGCAAGTATGTAATCTGGGAGCCGTGGGTCGATAAAGACCTTGTGCGGGCTGAATATCCGGCGAAAAAGGCAGAACTTGACGCAATGGGTCATTCTACGGGCGGCGAAAGTATTGTTGTCGGGGTGGTCAATACTGTCATTGACTGGATGACGGGACGCCGCCGGCAACATGATAATGCGTTTTCGATGAACAACCGTGCAGACACGGACGTTTTGACCAGGACGAGGTTTAAGATGTCCCACACGTTCTGGAGAGAGCCGAAAGAGTGTGTCTGGTGGTTCGATGCCCGCCGGAGCGAAATGGACGCCTTACTGCTTACAGAGAGCAAACAGATATCCGCAGCCAAAGCGTCGGCAACGGCCCAGCCAGAAGTGTTTTCAGTCGAAACTGTGATTTGCAACGTAATGCACCACACGATTCGGGTAGGCGATATATTCCTTGAGGACCGGGTCAATGAGTGGAATACGCTGATGTACCCTGTTTTCGTATTCTGGCCTTACCTTGAGAACGGGAACAAGGGCAGTCTTACGGAAGACCTGATCGGTACTCAGCAGGAGATCAACTGGCTGCACTCACAATCTCTCAATATGGTCAAGCTGTTGGCAAATACCGGGTACAAGATCAAGAGCGATCCAACCGGCGAAATGGCAGCGTGGTTGGAGGTTCACGGCGGGGAAGATGGCATCGTACTGGACCTGTCAAAGTTTGGGGGTGATGTCGAGAAGATCGAACCGAATGACCTGCCCGCCCCAACCATAGTGCTTGAACAGGGGGCCCAGGAAAACCTCAACAAGATATCCGGCATAAGAACCGAGGACCCGACAACCGATAAGGACAGAGTGGCGTCAGCCATTGCGTTAAAGCAGCAGGCGAGCCTTACGGGGTCAGCCACAGTATTTCGTAACTGGGACTGGACTATGTCGATTCAGGCCGATTTCATTATTGAGGTCATCAGACACAACGACATTTTCAGCGAGGACGAGATAAGGGAAATCGTTGACCGTGAGGACTTGATAGACAAAGAGTTTATGGAGTTTGCCCGGCAGATCGTCATCTCTCAGTTTGAGCAGCAGGGCATTACAATCGAGCCGCCGGCGGACATCGACGAGGTTGCGTTGCAAAGCGCCAGCCCTGAAGCACAGGAGATTATGATAAAGCAGGCCAGGGAGGACCTGCGGATATTTAACGAGATCCAACAGATCGTAAACAATGAGGCCCGACCTATGGCTGAAGCGATGCTCCTGGACTCCATACACAGCATGAGGAAAGGCAAGTACAGCACGAAAGTTACGCTGAGTCCGCTGTCGGAGACAATGCGGATGATTAAGTCGGCTGAACTGTTCGAGCTTCACAAGATACTGATTGAGGGAGGCGACGTAGGGCTTGACGGGGAAACATTGATTGACGGTACAGACATCGACAACAAGGAGGAAGTCAAGGCAGCCAGGAACCGGAAGTTGCAGTCTCTACAGCAATCGAACGCTAATGTTAGTTTGTCGAGGACAGCATAAATGGACGTGCATAAAATGATAAAAAAGGTCAGGCAACGGGTGCGTGACGGGTCGTCAATGCAAAATGGGGGAATCGGTTTGTTTTGTATGGAGAACAGGTTGACTCGAAAGCAATATTCGCAGTTCGAGTACCTAGCGATTAAAGAGGAGGCTGTTTGGTTGGAGAGGCAGGATAGGGCTGTTTTGTCAGACACCATGACCCCGTTAGAACTGAGGCTTACAACTGGCATCCCTGCGGATATATTTTACGGTTATTCACAGTATCCATGGTGGGCTATAGAGGCGGACAGGATGTTTGGGTATGCTAATTGTGTTGTTGGGTATGGTGGGCGGGGAGAAGAACAGATGTACCCGTGCTATTGCTTAAAACGAGAAGGCGCAGGGCGATATCTGAACTGGCATCAAAAGTTACAGGGCCCATTGGCGGGATGGTATGCAGGCATCAAGTGTGAATCCTGCAAAGGCACAGGTATAATACTGTCAAGACGTCCCCCGCATTTTGTGCGTAGACTTCGCCCCGAGGAAGCCACGCGGTTGCTCGAATTAGAGAAAAAGGCGAGGGTTGCATGACCATAGGCATAAAAACCCGAAACTTCAGTCCAACGAAGACCGAGAAGACTTTCGAACAGGATGGTCTCGGTTGGGCGCCCGGTTACGAGAAGAAGTTCGAGGGCGTGGACATCAAGAAGGAGCGGTACGATAAGAACTATTCCCGGATGGTCGGGACGTGCGATAAGTGCGAGCATTTCGACAAGACCGTCGATAAAGCTGATGGAAGCCATTGTAAGGTGCAAGGGTGTGTGAGGTAAACAGTGAAACAGGGACGCAGAAAAAGAAACGTACATAAGGCCCCTCAGTTTAATCCTGAGTGGATTGAAGCGTTTATGATTTGGATGCTGCACACGATAGGCGGCGACGATCCCGATAAACGCAAGGTTACACTGAGCGTCGAGCAATTGGAAGCGTTCAGCAAGGCGTCTCACGGGAAAAAGACGAAGTTTGATTACGATGAGAAAACACAGTCAATAACGATTTCGGCTCCGGAGTATGAACTGCCGAACATTGTGATAGTGAAACCGGGCCTACAGTTATCAAATTAAAGGAGAACAGGAAATGGCATTCGCAAAAGGCGACAAAGTACGAGTTCTAATTGACAACATATTTTATCCGGGGACAGTAAGTGTTCGCCACAGAGACGATACTTACGGCGTTGTGTTGGACGCGATCCACCAACTCTCCGATGAGGATTGTTTCATCGACAATGTGCAGGAGGACGAGATTAGCGCATTAGAACCGCCCGCCCCAAAAAACAAGGAAGAACTCGAACGTGAGGCGGACGAGAAACGCAAGGACGCCGTGGATGCCACGAATGCAAAAGCTGCGAAGGATGCGGCTGACGCCGAGGCCAACCTTGCAGCTACACCCTTGACAGGTGATGAGCATGCGTTCATTGCCCGAATCCGTCCGTTGATGAACAAGGGCATGGGCGGCCCGTCACCGGCGGAGATCACGCGGTACTCATACTTGATCAAACGGGAAAAGGTGAAATAGTGTCCCATGCAAAAACAAAAGTAAGTTTTCCGGCGGCTTTCAAGCCAAAGAAGCTGTCGGAGATCAAGGATAAGGATGAAAGGCGCTGGGCAATTGAAAGCGCCTCTCATACACTGAAAAGGGCCCACGAGATAGACCGAGAAATCGACGATATCAAAGCGGACCCTGAGCTGTTCGATGCGGCCAAAAGGCTCTTGTCAGAGGAGCTTGCGGACACAAAGAAGGCTCTTAAAACTTAGCTGACGGGCAGTGGAAACCCGGCTTTACCTTATCGCAAGGGTATCGCGAGATTCTGCATAATGCAGGAAAGTTTTTGGTGGGTTCTGTAAAAATCCACCCTCTACTGTAGGGTTTACAGGTCTAACGGCTTACTCAGCCGGGAAAAAGGAGTTTATCGTGGAAGACGAAAAAAAGAGCACGGACAATCAGGATTTGGAGACTGCACAATCGGAAGCCACTACTTCCCCGGCCAGTAAGTCGGCTTTCCCCGACGAGGCGATAGCTACTATTTCTGGCTTGCGGACGCGAGCACAGACGGCTGAAGTTGAGGCAGCGGAACTCAGAGGCAAGATAGCTGGTATGCAGGAAGCGACGGCGAAAGCTGCACCGCCTGCCGTATCACCGCTTGACGCGGAGATTGCAAGGCAGGCAGGCGACGGTGTCGCCGAGGAAGATATGACTATCTCCCCGACGATATACCGAAAGCACGAACTCTGGAGAGAGCAGGTTGCCAACCAGAAAACGGAAACCGCAGCTAAAACAGCGAAAGCGGATGTCTTGGAGAACTCCAGAACGGCATCGAAAGCGAAACATGCCGACTGGATGGATGTCGTTACTGCCGGCCAGGTACACTTGACAAAAGGCGAAGTAATCGACCTTGAAGAAGCTGGCGCAGACTTCGGCGAATTTGCCTATGAGAAGTGTAAAGCTGCTACCGAGCGAGCAAAACCAAAGACTGATTCTTCGGCTACCGAAAACAAACCGGGCAAGCCAGAAGAAGATGAGAAAGTACCAACACAGAAAGAGATACTTGACGGTCTGGGGGGCGACCCCCAGGCGATAGCCGTATCTCAGATGTAATGGCTTGCCCCTGACCTGAAAGGGGCACAAGATGACATCAACAAGTTTTGCGTTTACCGACCCGCGGGCACAAACCGCGTGGTCAATGGCTGTGTTTGTTTACGGCCTGCAGAATATGTTCTTTACCGGAATGATGGGTAAGGACAAAAATTCCTTAATCGTCGTCAATACTGATCTGACGACCAGAAAAGGCGGGACGATTATCAGCGAGTCCCGTACCCCGCTTGATAATGTTGGCGTCGGCGATGACGGCAATACCACAGGCAACGAAGCGGCACTCAAACGACGCAATATGTCCACAGTTATCCATGAACGGGCGAATAGCGTCGTATCCGCAGGCAAGATCAGCGAGCAACTCACATTTACCGATATCCGTGAGGATGCAAAGGTTGATCTCGGCGAATGGGTGTCCGAGGCGATGGAGAATGATATCGTTACATCGGCGGCTGGACTCTACAACGAAAACTCGTCCGGGGCAGCGATTGAAACCATCAACGAATCATATCCCACCAGCAGTCGCATTTATTACGGCGGCCAGTCCGCAGCCGGGACACTTGCCAACAGTGGAGTGAGCTTTGGAACTGATGCACTTCTGAGTGCCGACACATCGGCAAATAACAGATTTGGCACAGTCATCATGGAAGCGATCAAACGCAGGGCGATCGCAGTGACTCCTAAGTTTCGGCCGGTAATTATCAGAGACTTGTCAAAAATGAACTCCTCGGGCACGCACGATGACCCGCGATCAGGCAAGTTTCTCGGTCCGGTCCTTGCGAAGATTCTGATTGTCCTGGCCTCTCCGTTGCAGATCAAGGATATCAAGGCTGAGACCGGCAACAACGGCTTTCGTGCAATGGTATCCGCCGCACAGGTGAGAGGGAACCTGAACCCGATATTTGCGGGTGCTTCGTTCTACTGGGATGGTATGTTGGTCTTCGAGTATGACCGTATCCCCACGAGGACCGGGGCAGGTGGCACGACTTTGGCCGAAGGCTTTTCGCTGGACGCGGCTCGGGCGGTAACTGACGACGCTGTTGCAACCGGCAGGACAGTCGCAAGATCCCTGTTTATGGGCGCTCAAGCGATGCACTTCTGTTGGGCACAGAAACCGATGTGGTCTGAGGACTTCGTCGACAACAACAAGCCCAAAGTCAAGGTTGACATGCTGTACGGCGTGAAAAGAACTCTTTTCAACGCCCATGGCGGCTCGACACCAGGCGAGGACGAGGCGATTTACTGCCTTGACACCGAAGTTGCGGTAGATGCGTAATCTTAACGGGCGATTTAGTCCAAACGAGTTCATTTAAGGACACATGAAATGAAAAAGTTATTTCTAATCTTCATGGCGATGCTGTTTAGTTCAATAGCATTCGCCCAGCCCCGTCTACCGTTTCACCAGGTACAGATCGTTGATGAAAGGGGCGTAACCGTTACCAGTATTACATCGGTTGAAATTTACGCACCTGATACAACGACCAATGCCGTGATATATTCGGACAGGGGCCTAAACAACACCATGACAATCCCCATCACCACAGGATCCACGAATACGACCTTGGTTGCCGGGGTTCTGTCATGGTACGGGCCTGACGGGTACGATTTCAGTATCACGGACGGTACGAATATCGCCACAAACGCCGACCATCGGACGCGGACCGCATCGGAGGGCACGCTTGTCTTTCCCTCCTATATCACCGCCATAAGCTCTACGACCTACTCTGACGCCCAGACAGCTACGTGGGGCACGAGTGGCGACTGGACGCAGCGTGGCGGCAATGTAAATGACCAACTGTCGTTTACCCCTCTCAACGATAACGCGAATTTCATTATCGGCGTATCGGGGACGGCGAAGAATTCCGATTTCAATGTTTATGTCGGCACGGCGTTGGGATTTGAGATTGATGCTGGTAATCCTTCCCTTACTTGGGACGGCGGAGCTGTGCTGCTGAATGATGCTTCCAATTTCAACGTTGGCATCTGTACCGGGACATCGACAGGAGCAATCACTCTGGGCAGTTCAACGTCCGGCAATTTCGTAGTTGACACAACTACCTCAGTATCGATTAACGCCGACGATTCGGTTGATATAACCACCTCTGAAGCGGCTGCTACCATTGATATTGATTCTGCTGCCGGAAATGTTATTATTGATTCTGGGCAATCAGCGGCAAATGCTGTCCTTATCACAGCAACAGCTTCTTCGGGTGGCGTTATCCTATCGTCTGGTGCTGGCGGTAGTATAACTCTTGATAGCGGCGATGACATCTTTCTTGCAGCCGATACTGGCGTAGGCGATGTAATCTCCTTTATCAATACACAGGGAACGGCTGCCGGAGCATTTATCATTCGGACTGTGGCTGCCGGAGGCGATATTAATATCGACTCGGTTCTCGGTCGAATTGAAATCGAGGCCGAGGAAGATGTTGCCAATGCTCTGTTTTTGATTGCCGATGGTGGAACATCATCATCGATAAGGGTATTTAATGATACTGGTATAAGTGCGACCGACGCCTCAGCCTCGATTCAGATAACAAGTGATCTGGGCGGTATAGAATTGCTTTCGAGTTTAGCCGCCGCCAATCAGATTCGGTTAAATGCCGCAGGGACTGTTGCGGGCGATGCAGTTGTGCTTGAAACCACTGACGGGCGCATTTTGCTTAATGCCGATGGTGGTTCGAATGGCGATATTGAGTTAAATTCAGCAGATGACATCGTTTTGACAACTGCTGGAAAACTTACTATCACCAATACAGAGGCGGTAACAATATCCGGTGCATTAACCGTAACAGGTGATACTCAACTTGTTTCTGTTACGCGAATTGACACACCTATCGAAATCGTGGCAGCTGCAAATGAGATTGAGATTACTGAGTCTGGTACAGTATACATTCTTAATGATGGCACAGAGTTTGCAACGACCCTCCCTACGGTCGCTTCATCAGCCGGTGTAACATACCGGTTCATAGTTGGAGTTGATCCGGTTGGAACCGCTTTTACCATTGTGACCGACACCCTTGAAGATAAAATCGAAGGAGTCGTTGTAGTCAATGGTGCTTCTGTTGGGGCTGATGGGCCGGATGATACTATTACATTTACTGCCTCTGCCGCAGTAGTTGGCGATTGGGTTGAATTAACAAGCGACGGTGTACTTTGGTATTTGAGCGGACATGCAGTTGCCGCTACCGGAATCGTGCCATCTAAGGCCGACTAATCGTCAGTAGACTAATTGTTTTCAACAGGTCCGAGTTTCGGCTCGGGCCTGTTTTTGGGGTTATCATGGCGATACTTAAAGCTGACATCCTGACATTCGTTAATGCGACACTCAATGAAAATCTCTCAGACATTGATGTTGAGATAAAAACGACGTTGGCGGACTTGTCAAAGTATAATCTTCTGACGGCCACGCCTGTTGAGGATTCAAAGGTCTCCGGTGACACAACTATTGATTTCCCGACCTTGTTCAAGAAACTTATCTCGATTACGCCAAACGATGGGAGCATCGATAAGAAGCCATTGATTCCCTTGCCGGGAGGGTTCCGGGAATACCGAGAACTTCTGGCGGGCACACAGGTTGCATCGACACCGGGTCAGATGTGGTATGCCCAGCACAATAAGAAATTCTACATTTACCCGACATTAGGACAGTCCTTCACGTTCACAATCGAATACTATCAGCATTCTGCCGGAACCGTGGGCAGTATTGCTTTCGGTGATGAATTCAAAAATGCCCTGAATTTCGGAACCACATATCACGTTGCGTTATTCCGTAAGAAAATAAGTTATGTCGATATCTGGCTGCCGATTTACCTGGCAGAGCGAGCATCGATGGTAGCAATGAACCCCCCGCAACCTTCTATTGTGAGGTAATTATGAACAAACCAAAACTAAAATCCAAAACGTTGAATTCGATTTTAATTGCCGCCGTCATGGTCATACTTGGTATGCTCGGCGTCGGCGAGAAAGAGATCGGTCAGACTTACGACACAATCACTCAGTCAACAGGCGAAGGGACAGAGGCGGCAAAAGACTTGGCGACACTTGCCGCCCTCGGCGGCGCATATTACGGCAGACTCCGGGTCGGGAAAGGCAAAGATGAAAACACGAACTAAACACATACTGATTGCAGTTTTGGTAATCTGGCTTGCCCCGGCCATTACTCAGGCGCTGTATCAGCCTATCAGCATTGTTACGACCTTGATACAGGGCCAGTTTGCCACGGTTTTCAGCAGCACCTACGATACAGCCACACCAGCGGGCACAGATTCGCCCTCAGAGGCCGATGATCGTATGCGGGAGATTAAGGCGGCGGTGCAGGAACGGCTTGCAGTGGAGCACAGGTTCGCCCTGACGGGCACTGAGGTCTCGGCAGCGGACACGGGTGAACACACGGATATTACGACCGATTCGATAGTGAACGCCGGTACGATGACGAACGTCGGCACTCTGGGCGTTACGGGTGATTTTGCGGTTAATACTGACAAATTTACGGTAACGGCGACAAGCGGGAATACGTTGGTTGCAGGGACGCTGGATGTAACGGGCGCAATGGAAGTGACCGGAGTTGCGACTCTTGGCGATGCGTCATTACTGAAAACATCAGCGGCCCCAACAACCGATGCCATGATAGCAAACATGAAGTATGTTGACGACAGCGTACCTACGTCTGGTTTCTGGACAGCAGATGGAACTAAGGTATTTGATGGTTCGGCTGGGAGTACGAGTACATATCAAGATTTAGATATATCGGCGCAAGTTGGATCCAACAGTGCTTTAGTATTCCTTAAAGTATTCGCAACCACTCGAATAGGTATAGATTTCCGAGTCAATGGCGAAACTGATAATGTGCAAACAGCTTCTCGCGCACAAAACATAAATCAATCAGCAGGTGCATCTGCGGCCGAAATTTCCATATCCAACGAAGATGCAATCGTATATCTCGTATGCTCTACAGATGGGGCTGGGATATTGGAGTGGCGGGCAAGCAGTTCGTCTACTAATGTGAAAATTTTTGTCATTGGGTATGTTAATTAAATGGCAGACCTTGCAATAACAAACAGTGAGAAGTTCGGCAAGAACGAACAGATTCCGACCATTCTATTGTCCGAAGCGGTTGTGGCGGATGAAACGGTAAACATGCGTGTTCGCTATGGTGAGTACAGGGCCGTCAAAGGGCGACTGGCAGAATTGTTTGATTCCGAAGATGAAAAGATCGCCACACCAACAGACACCTACGTCATCACGTCAATAGTTTCAGGCACAAAGACAATCAATATCACCGGGGACCATTCTGCAGGAAGTACTGTGTTAGCTGTTGGCGCTACGATCAGGGTCAATGGCGGGACAGTGGCGGGAAACAATATCACGTTTACTGTCGACACACTGCCGACAACCTCAAGCATTGTGGTCGTTGAGAGCATATCGAATCACGGAGCAACGCCTGGCAATGTCTTCGTGGGGGCGACTCCCATCATCGAATATCACCGGCATGTACGGCAGGCCAACGCCGCTGAGTTCCTTTTGCTTGCAACCGCATATCATATATGGCTCTGGAACAACACAGACAAGTCGTTGACGCTCAAGTTTACTTCAGGTTCCCCCGGGACGGCGGAGCACTGGAGCATCGTGACCCACCTTGACGATGTGTACGCAACCAATAATGTTGACTTGGTCCAGAAATGGACTGTTAGCTCAAGCCCGTCTAATAATTTCGAGGACGCGGGAAGCAACCAGGGTATTGACGTCGAAGACGGGACTGTGTTGGTTGTCAAGGCTCGTTTCATTGCCAGCTTCGAGTCGTATCTATTCTTGTTTTATGTGACATATAACACGGGCGATGTTTTTCCGCTCAGAACAAACTTTTCAGCAAGGGCCGACCCAACCGACTTTAATATCAACAGTTCGGGCGATGCAGGGTTAAAGAATTTCGACAACACACCGGATTTTCTTGTTGGTGTAGGCTTCTGGCAAAACAACATGATCGTTTTCAAGCAGGAGCGGCATCTTCGCGGCACGCTTGTGACGGACGATGCTGTTTTTACATGGGACGAGGAAGAACTGAAAGTCGGGGCGTTGTCGCAACATGCGATTGCAAACGACAGGGCCGGGCGACTCTACTGGTTGGCATCCGACCTGACAATAAGAGAAATACGGACGCCGATAGACGTGTCGGCGCTAGTTGACAAGACGATTAAGAACCTGAACACATCCGTTGCCGAGTTTGCACAGATGACGTTTATAGATCCATTCGGTACAATCAATCTGGCGCTGGCTATCGGCAGTGAGACAACGAATAACAAGATTATAAGTTTTCATCCCGACACCGCAGACAGTTTCATTCTGAGTATCCCGGTACGTGCTTTCGGCAAATATACCCGGCAGGCGGCGTTTACATATCAGAACTTGCCGTATGCAACGTATGACGATTGGGGCTCGGCGTGGGGTGTTTACGACACAGGCGTAGCCGTTGTGGGATTCCCACTTATTCTGGCAGCAGATTACAGCGGCAACACGTTCGATATGTACCTGGCGGAAACGGATGACGGCGTCGCTATGACACGGGCGCTGGTTTTCAATACGAATCTTGGTGCGATTTTCCCCTTCAAGCGCGTAAACAATGGAATGTATGGGCTGTTCAGGCGTCAAGGTTCCGGTCAAGTGCTGATGTATATTCGCACCACTATTGAGTCAGGGTGGCGATTGTTGGGGGCCGACGGTGTGATGTCGCTCGCAGATTCACGCGGACAGGAGTTCGTGATTGTGCACTTGCCTTTTGACGAGAGATTCCAAAATGCCCAGTTCAAGGCCGAATCGACCGACCGTATGGAGGCTGTAGGATTCATATTCCGAGACTTTGAAATCGAGGATGATCGATGAGCCTGTTGCCGAAAAAATTTCCGTTCATGGTGAGTTCTATCACCGGCATCAGAAATACTAAAGACATGGTGCGGGTATTTAGTGATTTCGTAAAAGCGTTTACGCAGTGGTATGATAAATATTTCGATCACGTTGAAAGCGGTGGATTTCAAACTGCTTCTTGGCGGGTCGTAGAGGCTTTAGATGATACAACGTACGCGCCGGCAGTTGCGGGCGATTTGCTATTCCAGCGAAAAATTGCCGGGATATGGACTACGGCATGGACAGTAAAGGGAACTTGATATGAAGAACGTCATATTCTATTTTGGTATAATCGCTTTCATTGCGGCGATTGTATACGCCGAACTTGGCGACCTGCATTTAACCCAGGACGGCAACAAGATTGTCTGGCCGAGCGGGACAACGGGCTTGTTTATAGACGATACATTGCTTACGGTTATTGTCGGGCCTTTTCTTGAGGGGGTGGGCCGAACGAGACATACGGCTGTTGGCTTTGGTGCAGGCGAAGGGTTTGATGGCGATTTTACAACTTCTATAGGACATAACGCGGGCCAAAAGAATACCGCCACTCTGCATACTGCGATTGGTTCGCTCGCTGGACTATTTAACGAGGGGACAAAAAATACCGCATTGGGTGGCGAATCATTCAATGCTTTTACTAAAGATACTGCCAATGCTAAAGACATTACGAGTGTGGAATTTGCAGACAACCAAGTAACTATCAGTGGTACGCACGGCTTTGGTGCCGATGGAACCTTCAGGAATCTCATTGCTACTACTACTGGTTTATTGCCAACGGGCCTGGACGGCTTGGTCCAGACGTGGGAAATCATTAGTTCGACTATTCTTGAATGCAAAACTGACAGCTTCACTGATGCGGGAACTGGTACTCATACTCTCACTCCGCAATTTATTTACACTAATTCTACAGCCGTAGGTTACAACGCCGAGCCAGATGCGGAGAAACAGGTCATGCTTGGCGACACAAACGTAACAGAGGTGAAGACATCGGGCTCGCTTAATGCAGGCGGAGGCCTTACTCTTGGCGGGAATATCATCATCCCAGATGATGGCCTCATTGGTTCGGTTTCAGATACAGACGCTATTCAAATCGCATCTGACGGCAAGACGACATTTACTCAACTTGGTCTATTTCCTACAATCAATCTTACCGAAAACACGGATTTACTTCAAGTAGATGGCACTACATTCCTTGCTAATGATGGTACGAATAATGTGTTTTTGGGGGATGATGTTTTTGATAACGATTCAGGCGCTTCTAATGTAGGTATTGGATTTAGGGCAGGCAAGAATAATGATACCACGGGGGCAGGAGTTGAAGGGGAAAGAAATGTATATATCGGCGCAAATACCGGAAGGGGAGATGCTGGAGGAAATACAGGGCATAGTAATGTGGGAGTGGGCTTTGCAGTTTTGGAGAACAATATCTCCGGTGACAGAAATTTTGGTTTGGGTTATCTGGCTCTGTTCGCTAATACTACTGGTAATGACAATGCCGCCCTCGGCTCTCAATCTATGAGCAAAAATACGATGGGGATTTTTAATACTGCTGTTGGCTCTGAATCATTACGAGATAGTTTGGCTGGAAACAATAATGTTTGCATCGGCGGATTTACAGGAAGAAGCGTGGTGGGGAACTCAATACATAGAAACACTTTGGTCGGCTATCTAACGGGAAGAGATTTACTAACCGGCGGGAATAACAATAGTTGTTTCGGGTATCAAAATGGCGAGAACCTAACTACGGGAGATTTTAACGTTTTTCTCGGAAATAGAGCTGGTCGCAACCAAACCACCAATTCCGACCTGCTAATCATAGACAATCAAGACAGAGGCAGTGCGGCGGCAGAATTAACTGATGCTTTGATTTATGGAGTTTTCAATGCCACCCCCGCAAGCCAATCTCTGCGTTTTAATGTGGGTACAACGACGTGGCATAATGCCACACATGAGGACGGTGACGGCGGCAGGGCCAATCAGCTAAACTTCAAAGGTCAGCAATCTGGTGGCGAAGAAACTACTCTTGCCCGCATAGAAGTATCCCACGACGGGGCGGCTGATGACGAGAAGGGCAAGTTTGTTATTAGTGTCAACGACGGCAATGATGCTGATACGCCTACGGACCGTTTCACAATTCTTGCTGGTGGCAAGGTTGGGATTGGAACAGCTTCTCCAAACGCTCCATTAGAAGTTAAAGGCACCCTTCCAGGAGTTGTTGGCGGTTTTTACAGTGGTCATTTACACGTAACTGGCGAAGGGGATACTTTATATTCCAATTCAGTGATTACAGGGCATAGTTCTTATAATGGAAATACACAGCTTTGGTATCTCGGAAGTATGTCAAGTTCCAATAATGACATAGAGTTTAGAAACCGCCAAAACGCAGCAATGCACTTCAGTACAAATAATACGAACAGGATGATTATTGATGCTGCCGGTAACGTCGGCATCGGACTTACTACAATAGACGCCGGTTATAAACTTATTATTAGGCGAGCAGCCGACATAAATCTTGGTATTGGTCTTCAAAGTTCTGAGTTGGCAATCGCGGCATTTAATGACACCCTCTCTGCTAACATTCCAATGAGATTTTATGCTTCTGAATATAATCTTTTGAACGGCAAAGTTGGCATCAATACAACTACTCCAGTATCTCAACTTTCAATAAACGGCGGATTACACGTTGGCGGGGATAGTGACGCCGGGGATAATAATTTATTAGTTGACGGTACAATCGGATGTGGTGTAATAACACAAAGCGGCACGACCTTGGATAACACCTATCAACTTCTTGATGCCGGTCTTACTTCTCTTGCCGGATTGACTTATGCAGCAGCGAGTTTCGTCAAGATGACAGGAGCCAATGCCTTTGCTCTTCGGACTATTGGGGAAACTGCCGATGATCTTGAAGGAACAATTGACCATAATAATCTTGCGAACACTCACGAAGCTAATATCTTCAAAACAATCGCTGTTAGCGGCCAAAGCAATGTAGTAGCTGACAGTGACACAGATACTCTAACATTAGTTGCCGGGTCAAACATAACCATAACGACAGATGCCGGTACAGATTCTGTTACGATCACATCTGCTGGCGGCGGGGCCAATCACAATATATTAGATGGCAGCGTACACAGCGATAGTGTAGCTGATGGTGTAACAAGAGGCTCTATTATATATGGTAATGCTACTCCTAAATGGGATGAGCTTGTAGTAGGGGCTGTTGATACTTTTCTTGGTTCAGATGGTACTGATCTTTCCTATCGAACTGCCGCTCAAACTAAAGTTTCATTGGGACTGGATACAACCGATGCAGTACAATTTGCTTCTATTGGAATAAACGATGCAGGTACAAGTTGGGGGGCGGCGTATACTTCCGTTAATGCCTCTAAAAATATAGCCACTGCGTGGTATCCGGTGTTTTTGGACCATAAAAAAACAGCCGGGGCTTCTGGTGACGCAGACCATTATTACGGGATTTTTAATCGAAATGACTTCAATCAAACAGGAGGTACGATTGGGCACTTGCGGGGGATATACAATACCCTCCGACATGTTGACGGGAATATAGGAAGTGTTAGTCAAACGAGAAACATCTATGCTCTTTATAATGCTTTGAGTTTTGTAGGAGGGGCTGGTAAAGTTTGGGGCGATGTACGAAGTGACTATATAGCAATAAATCAACTGGCGGGCCATGAGATAACAGGAGATTTTACAGGTATTCATTTGGATTTGAACTCTCAAGGAACTGTTGGCGGAGATGTAATCATGTTATATCTCAATGAACAGAACGGTATTGATTTCGGGATTTATCAAAACGGAACAGCGATGAATGTTTTAGGTGGCCCATTAAAGGTTGCTCTGAAAACAGGAACTTCACAGGCTAATGCAGGTGCTGCTGCCGGGGAACTGTGGTCGGACACTACTGACGGGGACACTGTAAAATTAGGGACATAAATTATAACAACTTTGTTCCTATTAGTTGGCCTTTTTAAGACCGGGGGTGTAATATTGCAATTAGAATAACACATGGTAAAGCAAGTACAATAGCTCAGTTCGGTATCGAAGCCGGTAGAGGGGAACAAAGAGTAAGACAGGCTGCTGAAGCTGAAACTAATGCAAGACAGCAAGCTGCTATAAATGCTCAAGCAGAAGCCGGTGCTTTGCGAGCAAGTACTGATATTGCTCAATCAGTTCTTAATGCCAATTCTCGACGAGAAGCTATGGAATTTGAATCTTTTATGCGGGGAGAATCTGCAAAAAGAGCGATTGCATGGGAGCAGGAAAAAACTGAATTGAGAAATCTACATGATTTTGATATGCTTGAACAACGAAGAGAAACAGAGAATCAATTAGCAATTGACTCTGACAGCAGACAGAAACAAAAAACGGATTCTAAGATACAGGCTCTTCGTGATGCCCACGAACAAGGACAGATATCAGAAAAGGAAATGAATGACGAGATACTTAGAATAGAATTAGGTATTCCCGGTTCTCAGTCTCCTTTGTTTAAGAAAAAGGACGAGGCTTCTGTTTTTGCTGATCTTTTATCTGAAAGAGATGCTGGTGGTGACGTTGCTCCTGAACAAACAAATTCTGCTGCGTTACTTGAACTTGCAAATTCAACGGCTACAAGTAATGAAGTCAGACAAGATATAAAAGCAATACTTTCAACCGGAGACCCTGTAAAAATTAAACATGCTTTGGATATTTTAACAGCAAGACAGACAACTACAGGAAGGGCTGAAGCTTTAGGAAAAGCAACGGCAGGAGTTCCAAGAAGACCCGGAGATGATCCGGTATTTGGAAGATTTGCAGTAGGA